CGCCTGGGCGACACGTTCTACACCCGCCATGTCGAGCCTTTGGCCAAGATGACCAAGGGCGATCAGGAGAAAATCCTGTGGCCGTGGATCAGGCGTTGTCGCCGGACCTGCATCGATGCCACCGGCCTGGGCATCGGCTGGACCGACGACGCGCAGAAGGAGTTCGGCACCTACATGGTTGAGGGCGTGACCTTCACGCCCAAGGTGAAGGAAGCCCTGGCCTATCCCGTGCGATCGCGCATGGAAGATCGCGGCCTGCGTATCCCGTATGACCCAGTCATTCGCGCCGATCTGCGCTCGGTCACCAAGCAAACCACCGAGGCGGGCAACATCCGCTTCACCGCCGAGCGCACCCCGGACGGACACGCCGACCGCTTCTGGGCGCTGGCGCTGGCCGTGCACGCGGCTTCGGCTGCTGGCGATGGGCAATGGCGGCCGGTGTCTTCGAACCCGATCAAGCGCGAAGACACGGTCAATCAGCTGCTGAACGCGATCGCCTTCACCATGGTGCGGCATGGCGAAGCCACCACCGGCGACTTCAACGACCATTACGGCCCGATCGGTCCGGACCTGCTGCGCCTGCTCGTGCCCGAACTGGTGACGATCGATGGCGAAGGGCGCCTGCGGCCAACCAGCGCCGGGATGATGGCGCTCTCCGCCTCCTACGACAACGAAACGCCGACAGACTGGATACCGGTACGATGATGTGGTTCACCAAAGCCCTGACCGCGATGCGCCATGTGGCGCGCGCGCCGTTCCTGGCGAGGCTGCTGAAGCGCACCCGGTACGACTATCGCAAGGAAGTCGGCGATTGCCTCGATTCCTCGGTAGTTACCGCGCCGGTTATGTGGATTGCGCGCGCCTTGCCCGAGGCCGTTCTCGAAGTGACGAAGCCCGACAAGGATGGAAACCACCAACCGGTGGCCGATCATCCCATGTTGGCGCTGATCCAGCGGCCCAACGCATTCTATGGTGACATTGCGCTGTGGATGGCCACCATCTTTGCATTCGCGATCACGGGCAACGCCTACTGGCTGATCGTGCGCAACAGCTATGGCGTGCCGGTGGAGCTGTGGTTTGTCCCGCCATGGATGATGGAGCCCAAATGGCCTGAAGACGGGTCGGTGTTCATCAGCCACTATGAGTACAATTGCGGTGACGGCCTCGGCCCCATGTCGATCGACTTCGCCGATGTGATCCATTTCCGGCACGGCATGAACCCGCGAAACACACGGCTCGGACTTTCGCCGATCGACGGTGCCATCCGGGAAATCTTCGTCGATCTGGAAAGCAGCAACTTTGTCGCCAGCTTGTTGCGCAACATGGGCGCACCCGGCGTGGTCATCAGCCCCAAAAACGGCGCCATGGCTTCGCCCGATGACGTTGCGGCGACCAAGGCATGGTTCCAGCAGCAGTTCGGCGACGACAATCGCGGGCAAACGTTGGTCATGGGTGCGCCCACGGACGTGCAGCCTTATGGCTTCAACCCGCAGCAGATGAACATGAGCGAAGGCCGCGACGTGGCCGAGGAGCGGGTATGCGCCTGCCTCGGCATCCCGGCCGCCGTCGTGGGCTTTGGCGCGGGCCTGCAAGCGACCAAGGTGGGCGCCACCATGGAGGAGATGCGCAAGCTCGCCTGGTCGAACGGCGTGCTGCCGATGGCGCGCATGTTTGCCGACGAACTGCAGCGCAGCCTGGTTGGCCAGTTCCGCCGCGATCAGGCCGAGCGCGTGGGTTGGGATACCTCGGCAGTCGTTGCCCTGCAGGAGGACGAGGACAAGCGGCAGACGCGGTGGAAGGAGGCGCTCGGCTCTGGCGCGGTGACCGTGTTCGAATACCGCAGGGGCATTGGTCTGCCGGCCGACGACAGCCACCGGTTCTATCTGCGCTCGATTTCTATGCTGGAAGTGCCCGAGGGCGACGGCAAGGCGTTAGCCGTGCGCCCGCCTGCACCGGCTTTGCCCGCGCCGAAAGAGCGGAAGGCCCAGGCGAGCCAGGACGCATACCAGCGCGGATACGCCTGGGCGCTGCTGATGCAGCAGCAGGGTGACGGATTGGCGGCGGCGTTTGAGCAGCGCCTCACGAAGTGGTTTTCGGGGCTTGGCGCACAGGCTGAGAAGGCGGCGCTGCCCTTGCTTGAGAAAGACCCCAGTCTGGCTGGCAAGGAAACCAAGTCCGACGATCTGGTGATTGCCATGATCCTCGACCAGCTGGGCATTACCCGCTGGGACAGCGAACTGCGCGATCTGTACCAGGCCCAGTATCTGGAAGTGGCCAGGGCCGCGAACGACGTGGCCGAGCGCGCCGGCCTGGGCACCTCGCTGCCCGACGTGGTGGCGCGATCGATCCTTGCGGCGGGCGGGCGGCGCGCCGGGCTGGTCGATCTGGAAGGCCAGACCAAAGACGCGCTGTTCCAGGCGCTGGCCGAAGGGCGCGCCGAGGGCGAAGGCGCCACGGCGCTAGCCAATCGCATCGCCAGCATGGTCGAAGCTGGGCCGAGCGATACGCCGTTGACGCGCTCGCGCCGGATTGCACGCACGGAAACAAAGTACGCGCAGAACATCTCGACGATCGAGCGCGCCAAGGCGGCCGGAGTCACCTCGCTGATCGTCTATGACGGGCTGCTCGGCCCCGGCCGGTCGCTGCTGACCCATATCGCCCGCAACGGTTCGATCGTGTCGATCGCCGAGGCGCTCACCATGGCGGACGAGGAACACCCCAACGGCACCCTGAGCTTTGCTCCCAACTTTGAGGACTGACCCATGCCATTCAAGGCAGTGACGATCGAGAGCATGGACGAAACCGGCAAGGGCCGCGCACGTATCGCGCAGCTGGCTGCCGTCGACTATGATGGTGACACCTATGCGCCCGGCGCCTTCAGCTGGAAGACTGGCGGCGGCCAATGGGTGCAGATGATCCCGGCCCACAACCGGCAGGCGATGCCGTTCGGGAAGGCCTGGTTGTTCGAACAGGATGGCTGGGCGCTGGCCGACTTCACGCTGAACCTTGCGACCCAGACCGGCAAGGAATGGCACGAGACGCTCAAGTTCGACCTTGCCACCGGCCTGCCCGTGCAGGAGTGGAGCTACGGCTTCCAGACGCTCGACTATGCGTTCGAGCAGCGCGAGGGCATGCAGGTGCGCGTGCTCAAGAAGCTGGACTGCGACGAAATCAGCCCGGTGCTGCGCGGTGCGGGCGTGGGCACGGGCACGCTGTCGATCAAGGCCGCCGCGCTCAAGGAAAACCACTTTGCCGGGCTGATCGAGGCGCTGGGCGAACTGGCCACTGTCACGGCGGCCGACGCGTCGGTGCTTTCGGCCACGGGCCGCAAGCAGCTGGACGACATCCATGCAGCTCTGGGCAAGGCGCTGGCGCCTACGATCAACGTGGAAGCCGCTGGCCAAGTGGATGAGGCCCTTTATGGCTTTCTGCTGGCCCAATCGCAGAAGCATTTGCCCGGCCGGGGCCGCCGGGGCTGACCATCGGCACAGAGGCCGTCAGGGCGCGCAGGAGCGCCTTGACGGCCGTTCCTCCGCAAATTCTCCCGACCCGCCCTCTTAGGGCCGCTCAAACGGCAATTTCGCGCTCTTTGGGCCGGCCTGTGCTGTGGCAGTTGTCAGCGCCCGGCCTCATCGGCTAGACCTTGGCTGCGAGGCGCACGCTTCGCACCATCCCCTGCAGCGATAGAAAAGCGCGGCCCCGGACAGCCGTCCGGGGCGCTAGGCCTGCACGAGTGCCGCCATATGGCCCGGTCTTTTGTGGACTGCGGTGCAGTGGAGATCGGCATGTCGGTACAGGAACTGAATTTGGAGCAGGCGCGCCAGAAGATGGCGGTCAAGCAGGAAGAGCTGGGCAAGGTTTTCGAACAGGCCCTGGTGACCGGCGGCGATGGCCGCAAGCAGTACGACTTCAACAAGGTGACCGTGCTGGGCGCCGACGTGAAGGGCTCCATCGCGGTGGCCGAGAAGGTCAACCAGATGAATGCCGAGCTCAACGAGCTGGGCGAGCATGTGCAGCGCCTGGACGCGGCCGAGAAGGCGGCGGCCGAGCACGCGGCCCGCAACGCGCCGCAGCGTGGCTTCCGCCTGCCGGGCGGCAAGGGCGATGGCCGTGGCGAGCGCAAGGAAATGAAGTCGCTCGGCGACATGCTCGCCGAAAACAAGGCCTACCAGGACTATGCCAAGGCCGGCGCGTCGGGTGGCATCAGCCTGTCGCTGCAAGAGCTGCTCCCGTCCGACATGCTGGCGATGGGTGCTGCTTTCTCGACCATGGGCAGCAAGACCCTGATGGCAACCAGTGCCGGCTTCGCGCCGGAAAGCGTGCGCCTTCCGAACTATGTCGAGGCGGCAACGCGGCCAATCCAGCTGCTCGACATCATCCCCATGTTTCCGACCGACCAGGCCGCGATCAAGTACATGGAGGAAACGACCCGTACGCATGCCGCCGCTGAACTGGCCGAAGGTGCGGCCTATGCGGAAAGTGCGTTCGCGTTCACCGAACGCCAAGGGTCGATCGCGAAGATCGGTGACAGCCTGCCGGTGACGGACGAGCAGCTCGAAGACGTCGCGATGATGAACGGCTATATCAACAGCCGCCTCACGTTCGGGGTGCGCCAGCGTCTCGATCGCCAGGTGCTGATCGGCAATGGCACCGCTCCGAACCTGCGCGGTATTGCCAACGTGGCTGGCATCCAGACCCAGGCACGCGGTACCGACCCGGTTCCCGACGCCTTTTTCAAGGCCATGACAAACATCCGCGTCACCGGCCGCGCGGTCCCGACGCACCACGTGATCCATCCCACCGACTGGCAGAATGTGCGTCTGCTGCGCACCGCCGATGGCGTGTATATCTGGGGCTCGCCGGCCGAGGCCGGCGTGGAGCGGCTGTGGGGCTTGCCTGTGGTGCAGCAGGATGCGGGCGCCGCTGGTACCGGCTACGTCGGTTCGTTCCAGCCCGCCTGGATCAGCCTGTTCGAACGCCGGGGCGTCGACGTGCAGGTTGGCTACGTCGGTACCCAGTTCACCGAAGGCAAGCGCACGGTGCGCGCCGACATGCGCGCGAACCTCACCGTATTCCGCCCGGCCGCCTTCAGTTCAGTGACCGGTCTGACGCTTCCGTAATACCGAGGGGCTGTGATTGCGGGGTGCTGCCGTTCGGGGTGGTCCGCATAGCCCAGTGCCGGGGCCGGGCGGGCCGCCGCTTCAATAGTCGGCGATAACCCAGGGCCGGTCGCCCGCCGCCGAACAGGCGGGCAAATTTCTCAGGAGACGGCGATGCCCACGATTTCGGGTTTCTCGAAGGCCATTCAGAGCGCGATCATTCCCGGCGGTCCGGTCGGCGCGTTCAACGTGCCCGGCGATTTGCAGCCCAGCGACACGCTGCTGTCGGTTCTGCACATCACCGATGGCAACCCGGCCACCGCCGTCGAGCGCAAAAGCGAGTTCTCCATCACGGCGGGCAAGGCGAACTCGGTCACCAACACCACCACGGTCACCACGGGAGGCTTCCTCTACGTGACCTGGGTCCGCAACGACTGAGGACACTGACCATGATGATTGCCAAAGCGCGGTTGTTCCTGACCGCTTCCCGTGATGCGCTGGTGGCCGAGGGCGATCCTGCCGGCCGCTTTCTCTTCGCCGCACCGGGCGACGAAATCCC